ATATCTGCCCCAACTTCTCTGGGTCTTACTGCGGTGCCTCTAGTTACTGGTGATACTCCACTGATTACATCAATAATATAGGATGGAGTCGATGGGTGTGCTGTAAGTAGATTTTGTGCAGTGACTGGATCGGGATCATTACCATCTCCGTTTAGAATACCTAACAGTGCATCGAATACAGGTGTAGCGAGACTGAGAGCTGATAGGACCACATCACCCGGAATATTTACTCTAATCCCTCTGAGTACATTAATAATACTGATTTGAATCGTTGAAGTTGTATCATCAATTCCCAATGTAGTAAGAAGTTCTGGACCAGGGGTCACAGCCACATCCATGTTTAGGACTTGTATCAGTGCTGTGAGTATGGGTGTACCGAGACTGAGAGTGGACAATACCAAAGTATCTGAAAGATCCACTGAAATCCCCTTGAGTACATTAATGATACCAATTGGAATTGCGGTGGTTGCCTGATTAATCGCTAATGTATTAACAAGTGCTACACCAGGGGTTGTGTTTGGATCATTACTTAGAATACGCAATAATGAAACCAATACAGTCGCAGTAAAATCCGTATTGATAGTAAACAATTCTACGGGAAGAAACGTAAAAATTAAGTTATTGAACTGTTCTTCAAATGACAAAAAGTATTTGAAATCTGGGAACTGGAAGACGGGGAGGATAATTCCGGCTAAATTCGGGGCACCTGCGAGCCACCATTCCCTAAACGTCGGGTACCCAAATTGTGCTAAAGTTTGACCACTGAACAACATTTTCTGTAAAGTTTCGTTAAAGATGATATCATCAAACCCCCATTTTGGTAATGTCAGTTGGATCCACACATTATTTAAGAGATCCCCCATGTATTGGGGTTTCAATTCAACTCGGATCGTTTCACCGAATGGCCAGGTCGCTGCAATCCCTTGTGTTACGGTGTGTACATTATGATATTTTCTAAATTCGGAATGTCTCTTCGTTTCATATTTAAATAAGGAATTTTTAGGGTCTTTGGAAAGCAAATGTGTATCTTGTTTTCCAATAGCCTTTAGGGAAATCTTAGCGGCTTCACCCATGCTTACTATTGTTTACATATTTTTAATATCATTCTTCCACATCGTAATGTGACTCGTCTTCAACATCTTCTCTAGATCCTCCTTCGCCTGCGCCGCCTCATCCATGAGCGCTTTGACGCGTTCATCTGTATACTCCACCGTCCTCGTATTGAGGAGGTAGTCCAAATTCCCATCAATGTTGGGAAAGATTGAGGACATCTCCGTCTCGAGTTCAGCCTTCTTCCTTTTGAAGACTACCAACTTCCCCTCGATGACCATGGATACAAACTTCGATTTATGGTCACACATACCCACCCGCTTCTCGAGGACATCGATGAGGTGTGCCTTCCTCATCTTGTAATGTTCGAGTCGGAGATCGATAAAGTCTTGAAGAATCTCTTCGGGGCTTGCGTACTTGTGAATACCTTTGGTGGGATGGAAGAGGTGCATGTTGGAGACACGGAAAGTCTTCCTCAACTTGAGGTCCTTGAGGAGATCCTTACCCGCATACTCCATAATTTCAAAATGAACATCTTCCGTTGTTGAGTTATTGACGTATCCACCAATCATTTTCTTTTCCACGAGACCATCTAGGTACTCCTTATAATCTTGTGTCCAGCGACCTGGTGGGAGTTCAGTCACCACAATATTGCTTCCAGACCAGTTCCATACACCTTCCATCATCCATGTATCCTCCTCTTTGTGAACAACTCCCTTGAACCCCCTGAACCAAGGTCGCATACTCACGATTTCGTCCCCCTTGAGATATCTCTTAATGTTCTCCTTGATATCATCTGGGTTGAATGGGGGTACATAGCAACTGAAACCTGTACCAATACCTTCCGTCCCATTCACCAAAACCATCGGTAGAGTGGGCATGTAAAAGTCTGGTTCGATCGAGCGACCATCATCATCCAGGTAATTGAGAACAGCATCGTCCCTAGGATCAAAGATCTTTCTCGCATCCTTGGTAAGCTTCGTGAAGATGTACCTTGTTTGAGACGCATCCTTACCACCCATGAGTCTCGTACCGAATTGACCACAAGGCTCCAAAAGATTGATATTGTTCGACCCCGTATAGTCATTCGCCAACTTTACGATCGTATCCGCTAGGGAAACTTCACCATGGTGGTACGCACTCTTCTCAGCCACAAATGCCGCCAATTGTGCAACCTTCATCTCATCCTTGAGATTCTTCTTGAAGCACGCGAACATCACCTTCCTCTGTGAGGGTTTGAGACCATCCGCCATATGTGCGATAGACCGCTTGAGATCTGCGAGACTGAAATTGACCAAGTCCTTGTGCACAAAATCAGAGATGTCCAATTGCTTCACACTCCCATACGGGACTTCGAGTTGGTCAGCATCTTTCGCAGTGTTCTCCAAAAGCCATAACTTCCTCGCGTCAGCCTTTTTCTTATCAAAAGCAAGAATAATTGAATCATCGGTCATTGTATCCACATCGAATTTGACCGTGAGGTCCTGAATCTTCTTGAAGTACTCCCGAGCTTCAGCTGATGTAGAAGTACCGAGACCCTTATAGTACTTAATCTTCCACCCTTGTTTCCCATCTCCATACCATGTCCTAAACGCGGAGTCTGTGTAGAAGGACTTGGTTTGTGAAGCCTTCATAGCTTTGATGATCGGGGTCACCATACTCACAACAAATCCAAGTTTCAAAAGACTGGGCCAGAAATAATGAATCATGTTGAGGATGAGACCCTTGATATGGGATCCATCATTATCAGCATCTGTCATGATCATTAAACGCCCATAGCGAAGATCGGAGACATTCTTATATTCCTTACCCTGTTGGAGTCCCAAAATCTTCTTGAGATCATTGAACTCCTGGTTCGATGTGAGTTGGGCTACGGAAACATCTCGGACATTCTTACACTTACCACGGAGTGGGAAGACGCCATAGTGGTCGCGACCCACAACCGAGAGACCCGCGACCGCGAGAGTCTTTGCCGAGTCACCCTCTGTGACGATGAGAGTACAATCCTTCGAGTGTGCTGTACCAGCCTTGTTTGCGTCATCCAATTTGGGTATACCAGTAATCTTAGACTTGCGGGCTCCATCAGACTTTTGAAGTTCCTTCATCTCCTTAAATCTGGAGAGTGCCAGGAGTTCCTCGGCGATTCCAGTCTTGAGTACGTTCTTGATAAAACTTTTAGGTGCTTCAAACTTGCTCCCAAAACTTTGAGACTTGGAGGTGCATTCAGACTTCACCTGACTGGAGAATGTTGGGTTCTCGAGGGTTGCCTTAACAAAGATCGTAAAAGTATTCTTAACTTGTTGAGGTTTCAACTTAATCTTCTTCGCCATTTCATCGATGATACCGTTAGCGATAAGGTTCGCGGCATGGTCGACATGGGTTCCACCCTTATTCGTACAGAGTCCATTCACGAATGAAACTTGTTCCATACCATTCTCAGCGGGTCCGATACACACTGACCATCGGTCTGTGTTTAACGAATACACATCTTCGACACCTTCATGCATCTTCGCATAGGTCTCGAATGTTTGTTTGGTGAGAACGTCCTCGTTGAACTTAACTTTACAGTTTTGTGTGGTACAGATGTTTGCATCCCATACCCTCTTTTGGAAGATACTGTAGATGGTATCGTCCATCTTGGACATCCCGAATCGTTTCCACTCGGGGGTAAAAGTGATGGCGACAGATGACGTAGCACCTGAATGTTTTTTGATTTTTGGGGGGTCACAGACAGTCATGTTCTTAGACCACGATTGGGTATAGGTTTGCTTCGTCTCATGATCTTTGATGACCACAGAAAATGCAGTAGAGTAGATGTTAGCCAGTTTGGCTCCATACCCGTTACGACCACCGACGATACGCTTTTGGGTATCATCATAGTTGGTACTCGTGAGGAGGTGTCCAAAGACGAGTTCGGGGTTCCATAAACCCTCCTTCTCGTGCATTTTTACGGAGATCCCACCGAGAGGACCGTTATTCTCGATGGTCACAGACCCCGATTCCTTATCGATGGTCACAGAGATGGAACTGACATGCTTGGGATGGAGAGAGTTGCGGTCGATGGCGTTGACCAGTATTTCATCAAATATTTTCAAGAGAGCCGGGGAGTACTTGAGGTTCTTCTTGGAGAACTTTTCACCATTGAGAATCCAGTAGGGTTCTGTACCCAATTCAACTGGACCGACATAGGAGTCAGGTCTCTTGAGAACGTGTTCGATGTGAGTGAGTTTTTGGACGCTTTCCATACTTTCTTAGTTTTATTACAATTCAAATCTCTAACTTAGGTTTATTTCATCTAAAAGTGTCAACTTGTCATAGCATTTTTTCAATTTTTTCACGGTACCCTTAAATTCGTCCAACGAATTCATTTTTCTACCACTGTTCCACTGCCAACGGTCTGTATGTTTAGGTTTTGGTATGTTTTCAGCAATGAAATTCAAATACCCCAGGAATTTATTACATCGCTTTCTAAATTCATCGATATAATCCTTTTGGTGTTGTGTAATTGTTTTGGGATATTTTCCAATACGACGAGGGGTATCAGGATTTATGATAGTACCAATACAATAAAACACTTGTGTACACGACACGTTACCTGTTACCCGTAAATACTTCTTTAGATGTTCGTTGAATTCAGAATCTTCGGAATAGTCATAACTTTGTTGTAATAAACTATCTAGATTTGCCTGAACACCTAAAAGTGAGGGAAACACTTTTGAGTATTTTGAAGACGATCCAAAATTTGCATATATAATAGATTGACAATAGTCACCCCATTTTCTCATATTACACGTTTCACGTCCAAGTTTAAACCAAAACTTATAATCTCCTTTAATCATCAAGTGTCTACATTGTGGGCACGTAGGACCTACCGCTTCACACTTTTCAATCCACTTTGAAATACACTCCTTGTGATATATATGTCCACACTGCAGTGACACGATTGGTTGTTTAGAACATTCATAGCATATACATTCATCAAAGTTTTCATCTATTCCTCCATCTTTCAAAATGATTTCAGTAGAAGGTAAAAGGTATGTACCGATTTCACACACAGGAATATTCATTATAAATGATATACTTTATCACATTCTTTTCTTAACTTAGGTTAAGAGATGATATCATACCGACTAATATTTAATAATATTTTATTTAGTGTTTGTGTTTGATCTTAAAATCTTTGCTAATAATAAATGTCGAACTCCAACGTTTCACGTATTCCTTGGCGCGAGAAACTTGTCAATAACATGCCAAACAGAAATTCAAACAACGGTGATAAATTCAATAATGGTGATAAAGTCATACAGTTTAAGGCTGGTAACCTCAATCAGTACGTCACACCAAACAGTTTCAAGAGACTCGCCAATATGAACATGGGGGAGGCGTACAGAGCCCACGATAACAAATTCCTTTTTAAGAACCCGGTGGATCAGAGCTCTGGCATCCGTCGCCAGGATATTAATTTCGTCATTTTGAAGAAAAAACCTTCGAATAAAGTGAATCGATAATTTTCTCGATATACGTTAAGAAGGCATGTACGCGTACTTTATCATTGTCATATTCATTCTCATCTTGATGATGCAAAATGGGTCACGTGGTATGAAACAGTCTTTACAAAAAATGGTTCGGCAATCGGCACGATACGCAACAGTTGCACAACAGGATACGTCCCCAGTCGTAGCGATACTTCATGCGAATTATGCAGTCGCATATCTCTACGCAGCGAAAGAAATATCATCGGATTCACAGATTCATAACGCGACGGGTATAGATGTGAAGAAGTTTACCGAACATGTCACGAATGTACAAGACATGGTTACTAAAAAAACTGCTGAGAAATTCTCAGGCTTCTCCGGACAAGTTGATATGTATTTGGCTGAAATCGGAGGAGACGCCTAAGTTAAGTATTTATTTGTAAAAACCAACAATATACAAAATGCAAGTCATCCGAGACTCTATGTGGGAACGTTGCCTCACTGACGCAGCTAAGATGTACCGAGTCAGTGAGGCGAATGATAAATGCTACAACCTCGCTGATGCGACATGGAAGATGAAAATGAAATACAAACAGGCTGAACAGAAGAAGAGTGATCGACAAATTATCATGATCGATAAAGCACCCACCCTCGTAAATGAACAGCGAAAGAACAATAATATTTGTTTAGCTACGACAATGGCTGGTAAACGGTGTTCATTCAAAGCGGTGTGTGGAGACTTCTGTAAAAAACACAGGGTCGACAAGGGTGTGCTCGGTAAAAAGGTGGACATTAGCAAAATTAAAATAGACGAGTAATGTAAAACGATGTTAGATCAAGAGAGTCTTAGACCTGTAATAATAGCGATGACTTTATATATCGCTATAAGCACAATCATACCCCGCGTCGTTACCAAACCAAGCGGTATTGGATTCATCGATGATATTGTGATGTCCCTAATTTCTCAACGAGACTCAGTCATGAGTGGAACTATCCTTGTCGGTCTCATTGTCTTTGCTACCAATTACATTCAAGATGAATTCCTTTAGAACATTCTCCCTCCCCACTAATTGTTTCGTGTGTTCGTGATCCATATAACGGACACGATTATCGTACGCATGCTTCATGAACTCCAAGAGTTGGTCGAAATTTGGGTTACCCCATTTCATACCCTTTTTGAAGAGAAAATCATCATTCTCCAATTCTTGAAGTTCACAGTCAATCGTATATGGTGTTTTTATGTATTCGGGTGCACCACCATAATTCGTGATGATCACCGGTTTATTTCGCATCGCTGCTTCAACGGCACCCATACCAACACCCTCAGAGTGTGAAAAACTCACGTAACAATCGCATCGGTGGTGAAGATCATCCATCTCATCCTCAGATAACATCGTATTGGTGACTTCGACCCGTGGAAAATTAATCTGCACAGCTTGATTACTCGTGGCTTTAATAACGAGACGTGTATTTGGTTCATTCAGTCGCACAAAAGCCTGAAGAATGTCCTTAAACTTCTTTCTAGGGTCCATGATATTTCCGATATGATAAAATGTATATGGTTTTTCCTTTGGTTGTGGTATGTGGGCGTGAATAACGTAGAACTCATTATCAGGGAACTGCCGGGAGAGAACCCTTTTACAGAATTCACTGGGAACGGCGACCTTCTTAAACTCTTTCATGATCAGACCATAATCTTCATGAACGGTCTCAGTTTCACATACAGTCATACAGAACAGGTTCTTAACACGGGATTTCGCATACTTGATATATTCAATTTGATTAGGTGTTGGAATCACAAATATCAGTCCGTGTTCAGTCTCAGGTAATGGTTTACCTATCTCACAGTATTGACCATCAGGTAGAAATAGATTTACATATTTCATCGCATGTTGTCCGATACCCGTTTTAGCATGAGGACCTATGATGATCATTTGATTTAAAGATAATCTTTCTTTTATATATAATACAATGGAAACACTACGCAAAGAGATTGAACAGGAGATGATGCGTGTTCGCATCGATAAGGGTCGCCTCTTCGACCTGCTATTGAAGATCGTCGACAACTGCGGTGCCGGTGGTTCGGGTTCCGTCGGTTCCGTCGGTTCCGTCGGTCCCGCTGGTCCAGCCGGTCCCGCTGGTCCTCGTGGTGTTCAGGGGGTCGCTGGTCCCGAAGCTACCAAGAAGGTTGTCGAACCCGAAGCTACCAAGAAGGTTGTCGAACCCGAAGCTACCAAGAAGGTCGTCGAACCCGAA